TACATTAGAGTCACGATCTGAATTGTTCCAAGTGTTTGTGTGGATTCGTTGTTCGATAGTTGTGAATTGTTTAGAACAAGTACTTCGTACTTGTTGTTTTTCGCTGTCGCTCAAACACTTATATCTTTTAATGTTATAAAGGAATAATGTATGAATAATAAGTGCGAAGCACTTTAGCATTATCTAGATAGTTGAGCCACAATTCGCCCGTTGCCGGACGAATTAAAAAAAATGACTACTCCTACATTATCTGAGTGAGCATCGCCACAATCTATTAAAGAAGATTGTAATATAATTACACGGAGGCGGCGTACCGCATACCCCCTACTTCAGCATTCGCATAATACGCGGAAAGCAGTTAATCCCAAACAGCGAAATCACTTACTCTGTGGTTGCTTTTTCTCAGAGCCACAATCTTTTATACCTAAGTTAGTATTGTCCTTGCAACACACTAGATCCACCGGTGGATTTCCCACAAGTTCATAGCGAGTCGAGCTACCTCGACCAAACAATGTTGCTATGTTTGCCTATAATTTACGTAATTCTTCTTTTAGAATTTTAGAACCGCCGACCCGTACATTAATAATTCCGTTATAATACTCGTCTGTTTCTAGTACTCTACGGTCAAACTGTTCTTTAGCCTCTAAGTAACTTGCTAAGCCTCTGCTTTTACAGTAATGTAATATTTCTCTGGTGAATTTATCAGTGCCTAATTCTTCAACGTCTCTTAATAAGTTATCACTGGAGCCCCAATAGTCTCTCCAATCTGATTCTTTAGTTCCGCGTCTTTTGTTTTTTCTGCCTTTGAGTGGTGGCTTAGTTGTCTTAAATTTAGCTAGTTTTTTGCCTACGTACTTGCGATTATCAGTGATGTTAGTGATTAGATAAACAAATGCTTCGCAATCTTCCGGAAGTTCGTCTATTTTCTTACCTTTATAAGTCCACTGCATGAACTTACTTACATTAAGCCTATGTGTCTTGCTCTTGATTCTGGTTCTTCTTGTTAGATGTGAAGTCGTCCATGATTTCTACTCTGCGTGTAGAACACAAACGACGAATTTCGCTTAACCACCTACGTGCTTCACGTTTAGTACGTTCGCTTTTGCGAATTTCAAACGCTTCATTGGCTTTATAGTATTGCATATAAGCCTTTGTAAGTAGATCATGCGTATCGTCTGTCATTATTGTATTTCTATATCGTTATCATAACTAGTAAAGCCGTTTTCTTTTATTACTTTAAGTACATTTGTAACTCTACCCATTAGTTCGTCTTTGTGTGAAATTAGATATACGTTCTTACCACGTTCTCTAGCCATTTTCTTAAGAATACTAATAGAACTTTCAACACCTGCTGTGTCCATACCACTATCAATAAGCTCATCAATGAATAGTAAGTTAATATTTTGATATAAACTTTCCCATACATCACGGAAACTCCAACTCATACCAAGTATAAGTCTATTACGTTCACCTCTACTCAAGTTATCAAAGTCTAAGTCCTGTCCTAGTTGTTGTATTTCAACTGTTAGGTCATTTTTAAACACTACAGTATGTGGTAAACCTATTTTGTCTAAGTAATATGTAAGTCTGTTGTTTAAGTATGCTAAGTTTTGTTCAATAATCTTCTTACGAATAAAACTATCTTTGTTTGTTAGCAACTTATACAAAAAGTCTTGATGTTCTTTAGTACTAGTCAGTTCATTTACTGTTTCCCAGTTAAGTTCTTGAATAGCAGTTTCTTTTAAATCGTCAATTTGTTCTTGGTAAGGATCAACTTCATCCTTCTTTGCCTGTAAAGCAATCTTTAAGTTCTCAACATTGTGTTGATGCTCATATGCTTCTTTAGCATTTTCATAAAATGTGTTAGGCTTACTTTCAATGTCGCCTAAGTCTTCAATCTTTTTAATTACCTTATCAAACTTACTAGCAATTTCAATTAGGTATGTGTGTGCATCACCGTAATCAGTTTGTAGTTTTTCTTTAAGTTCTTCTAACTTCTCATCGTGTAAGTCTTGTCCACAAGCATAACACTTTGCATGTTCTAAGTCATCTAATTCTTTACCAGACTTTTTCATGTTCTTGTCAGCTTGTTCTAATGCACGTTCAACTGTTGATCTTTCTTTGATCAAGTTATTATGCTTATTTGTTTTGTCTGCCCACGAACTTAGTAACTCGTGTGCTTCTAGTTCAGTGTCAATGTCTAGTTTTTCTAAGTCTTTAATTGCTTTGTCAAGTTTATCACAGTCTTGTTTGTTTTGAGAGATCCATGCTTTACGTCTTGTATGTAACCTATCAATATTTTCTGTAATTTTTTCATTACTTGCTGTTACTGCCGTAAGTCTAGCAGTTTCATCTGTGAGTTGGTCTTTAACAATCTTAGTTTGTTCTCTAAGTTTGTCAGCTTTCTCACTTAATATAGTAATACCTAACAGTTGCTCAATGATTGCACGTTGATCGTTGCTCTTTAATGACAAAAACGGCTCTGTATATGTGTTAAGTGCAAGAATATGCTTAAACATATCATGACTCATACCAAGAAGCGTGTTGATATCCTCTTGTGTCTTACGACTATCGCCTTGACTTTCGTCTGTAATCTCTTGATCAGTACCATCAATGCTAAATTTTAACAAATTAGGTTTACGTCCACGCTCAATATGATAATTTCTACCATCTTTTTCAAACGTGAGGGTTACTAACATTGCTTTGTTATTAGTTTTGTTAACTAAATTGTCTTTGCGAATGTTAGTTAGTGCTTGGCCGTACAGGGCGTAGGATAATGCGTTAATTATCGTAGTTTTACCTGTACCGTTACGGGAACCTGAATCGTCACCTCCTTGATCTAAGTTTTCACCAAGCACTAACGTTAGTTGTTCTCTATCGAAATCAACTCCTTGTGTAGCATTACCTACACTCATAAAATTCTTAACTGTTAATTCTTTAATTTTAATCATCTCTACCTAGATCCCTATATATGTCTAACAGTTTTTTCCTATCAAAGTTGTCTGAATCGATTGCTTCAATCTCTTTAGCTACAATTTCATCAACACTTTCAAACTGTGCAATATCAATCTCACTATTAATCTCGTCATCTTTGGTACTAGGAATTAATGTAATTTCTCTACATTCATATTCTTTAATAAATGTTTCTTTAATAAAACTTGCTTCTTCGTAACTAATAGGTAAGTCTAGTGTAACTCTCAAATACATCTTAGGTTTAATAAGTGTATCTTTCTCATCTAGTAGTTGACTAAGTTTAACTGTGCGATACTTAGGACAGTTCCACCAGTTAATGTACTGTGGTTCCCCACCGTGTTCTAAAATCATCATACCACGTTCGTCATCCCATGCATCTGCATAGTTGTGTGGTAGTGCATTACCAATATAATGTACAGGACCTTTTACTTGTCTTTTGTGAAAGTGTCCACTAAACACATATTCTTGATTTTTAAAATGTTCTGCTTTTAGTTCTCCGTGATCTGGCATCTGCACCATAGCATTCATATAGAAGCTAGGTAGTTCAAAGTGTCCAAACACGTATTTGCTTTTTAATTTACTAATCTTTTTCCATTCATCACCAACTAGCCATGGGACTAGTGTACTATCACCAATGGTCATTATTTCATTAACCATTGTAATGCCTTCAATGTGCTTACCAAAAGCAACTGAATTCAAATCTCTTTTATCTTTATAATATAAATCATGGTTGCCAGGAAAGAAATAAAACTTTTCAAATGCCTTACCAAGTTTTTCCAATGCTCGAAGCGTAGCATCAAGTGTAGTGATGTTCAAACTGTTTCTATTATGATGCCAGTCGCCCATAAAGATACCAGTCTCACAGCCGTTAGCTTGAGCTTGTTCAATATACCAATCTACGAATTCTTCGCAGTCGTCATTGTGTGTTTTAGAATTGGACTTGAGTCCAAAGTGTATGTCTGTAAAGACAGCCGCCTTTTTAAACAAAATTATACCTCACGATTTATACTTTATTGTACAACATATAGATTTTACTGTCAACCTATTTTTTAACAGGAGCGGTTTTAGCTACTGCATTCTTTCGATTGTGTTCTTCTAGTTGAGCTTCCCATTGTCCTTGATTCTGTCTAGTAAAGGAAGGATTCATATTATTCATTTCTAAGATATCATCACGAATGTTTTGATTACGCTTTTCAATGTTAATAATTCTAACAAAACTATTTGTAACAGCGGCAGTATAATATGCAAATGGATTATTTGATTTTGACTCGTCAAATTGTAATCCTATTTGTGTTAACTGTAAAATTGCTTGGCCACGCATTTCGTCATTATAAGTATAACCTCTTACGTTACCACGTGTAGCATATCGTTCACACAATTTCATCCACATCAAAGCAAGTTTATTAGTTGCTTGTCCGCCTCTTAAACTAAAGTGTCCATTCTCCATTCCGCCTTCCCAATGACTTTTACCTACAAGCTCTAATTCATCATTGTCATTGAACCTGTAGTGTACAAATGGGGGAAAGTTTAATTTTACCTTGGTATCTGCTAT